GTTTCGTGATATTTATGGCAATTTTGCAAATATTCCAGCGGAATGATATCTTCACCTTCCCTGGAACGCATGTGAATACGCTTATGGCAAATTTCGGGGTCCGTTTTGACGTATATAACATTATTAATGGTGAAATCCCTGGAAAACGCGTCAAACCATCTTATATAAATTTGATAATTCACGTCTTCAATATTACCCGTATCATAAAGCATCTTTGCAAACACATGTTTATCTGTATATAAACTTCGCTCGGTAAAGAATACAGTCGCATTTGGATTTTCTTCAATAGACGTTTTTAATAACACCAAACGAGTAATATATGCCATCATTTGAAAGGGGAATGAATATTTTTTTTGGTCTGCGTAAAATTTTTGCAACATGGTCACACCGTTAGCGTCTTTAATCGTCTCCCATTCAGTTACAGGTTCTTTTAAAAATATTACACGTGAATCATTGAGATAGTGCTTGCAAACATTTTCTAAAAGGGTGGATTTTCCAGACCCGATATTCCCCTCAATAGTAATAAGCTGGATTTTTCTCGCCATTTGGATGTTATATATTATTTAGTTGTCCTTAATTATTTTGAATTATAACATATTCAATTTTTATTTTATACGGGTGAATAAATAAAAATTGAACTGTATTAAATAGAATTATATATATTAACAATACCAACTTATTACTTATCCGCATTTAAAAAATGGATCTTCAACAATTAAAATTAAGCAAGTCAGAGTGGCAATCTATAGAGGTTCCTACTTCGGAGGAAGAAAAAGAAATTTTATTACTAATTATGCGCAGTCACGAGAATGTAAATATTAAATATAATAAAAATAAATCATTAATTTCCTATTTAAAAATTGACTATTCCGAGATAATGGAAGATTATTTATACAATAAATTCTTATCACCGGCTGTAGAAAATATACGTAAAATTGCGGGCAGTCAATCGGCACCATTAGCCATTTCTGTTATAGCAAATCCGGTGTTAAAAAAGGCCGATATTATTCGCATTGAGAAAAACGATGTTACAAAATTTAAATGGAGTGAAATTTACGAGCATTTATTGCTCACATGCATTGAAAATATTTTCAAACAAAAAAAGAACCGTGTAAATGGTATCGGTAAAAATGACTGGCGGCTGCACTATTTCACCTTGTATAAATTGATGCAAAATACGGTTTCTTGTATTAACCGCCATATTTTGACGATTGTTCGTAATATTTTAGATGCATTTGAGAGCGAGATCGTTTTATCCGAGATGATTGAAAATTCAGTAGAATATTTGGAGAAAAATTCCTTGCTTTTGAAGAACGCCGATATTACTCTTTATGAACACCAAAAACAATTATTTAGTTTGATGCAGAATAATCCCGGGCCAAAATTAGTTTTATATATTGCCCCCACGGGTACAGGAAAAACGATTTCGCCCATCGGACTGACGGAAACTCGCAAGGTAATCTTTGTTTGCGCGGCGAGACATGTGGGATTAGCGCTAGCAAAAGCCGCCATTTCTGTGCAAAAAAAGGTCGCGTTTGCATTTGGATGTGCAAGTTCCGGTGACATTCGCCTCCATTATTATGCCGCCAAAGAATACACAAAAAATAAACGCACGGGTGGAATCGGAAAAGTAGATAATAGTGTGGGGGATAAAGTGGAAATAATGATTTGTGATTTGAAGTCGTATCTAACGGCAATGTATTATATGATAGCTTTTAATCCGGTAGAAAATTTGATTGTTTATTGGGACGAGCCGACGATTTCTTTGGATTATGAAACGCACGATTTGCACGCGATTATAAAAAATAATTGGAAGGAGAATTTGATCCCCACGGTAATCTTATCATCAGCCACTTTACCTAAAGTGCATGAAATGATTGAAACAACGGCAGATTTTAAAGAAAAATTTTCGGGGGCGCAAATACATAGCATCGTCAGTCACGATTGCAAGAAAACAATTCCGTTAATAAATAAATATGGTTTTGTAGTATTGCCGCATAATTTGAGTGATTTACAGGAAGAAGTGTTGGCGATGGCGACACACTGTGAAAATAATCAAACGTTATTGCGATACTTTGATTTGAACGAGTCTATAAAATGTATCATGTGTCTGGAAAAAACCACAAATATTCCGGAAAATGCAAAAATCGCGCGGCACTTTACAACACTGGATGATATAAATTTGCATAAAATTAAAATGTACTATTTATTCGTATTAAAAAAAATAATTGCTGGCTCGTGGGACCAGGTATGCGCGAGTTTCCGTCATTTTAGACAGCGTCGTTTGATGCCAAATAATCATATTGATGCCAAGGGCAATAAAATTCGCAAAGTTTCTAGTATTGGACCTGGAGTAATTGCGCAAACCGCGGGAACACGAACCTCTATTGCGACAGAAATGTCGGGGAAACCGATTGTTAAAATGGCGAGTACTATCAATGAAACTCCTCCGACTACCATCTTCGGAGTTCAGTCACTCCCCGGCTGCGTGTCGCTTGAAAAACCGGCTGCGCCAAAAAAAACGGATGAAATATTGGAAGAATGTGCTATATATGTTACAACAAAAGACGCATATTCTTTAACTGATGGTCCGACAATATTCCTCGCCAACGATGTAGAAAAAATTGCCAAATTCTGTATTCAGCAGGCAAATATTCCCGCCAAGGTAATGGAAAATATTATGGAAAAGATTGAATTTAATAATGATGTCAATGAAAAAATTCGCATTTTTGAAAAAGATTTGGAAGATATTGAAGCGAAACTTACTGTAGCCGCAAATGATGTTCAAACAGATGGTAAATCAAAACAGAAGTCTGGTGAAAAAAAAATAAAGGCCGCAAAAACTGATTCTACTGATGCAAGCTCTATTGAACGATTAAATAGTCAGATGGAGTATTTACGCGCATTAATAAAGACGGCCGAACTAAATGAAACCTTTGTTCCGAATAAACATGCGCATCTTCAAAAATGGGCGGAGGACTTGGAATTAGCAAAGCCTTTTACATGCGATATTGATAATATTACCATTATTGATATCATGATGTTGGCTGATGTTCCTGATAGTTGGAAGGTCTTGTTATTGATGGGCATTGGCGTCTTTTGCAAGCACGAAAGTATTACTTATACGGAGATAATGAAAAAATTGGCGGAACAGCAAAAGTTGTATATGATAATTGCATCTAGTGATTATATTTATGGCACCAATTATCAATTTTGTCATGGGTACTTGAGTAAAGATTTAATTTTGACACAGGAAAAAATTATTCAAGCACTCGGCCGCATCGGTCGCAATAATATTCAACAGGATTATACCATCCGATTTCGCGATGATGCACACATTAAAAAATTGTTTTGTCACGAGGCGGATAAACCGGAGGTATTAAATATGAACCGATTATTTAATTCTAATTAACTAATAAAATATTTGGTGCGAGACGAACCCGTAGGCGACGGTGAGCGAATGAACTCCATAGGCGATAGCCGAATGAGTTTGGAGCGAAGATAGATTATAATATAAAACAACCTAAAATTTTTTTATTATAACCATATAATGGAATTAGCAACAGAACCTGACATATACATGCCGAGTATTGATAATTTAGGTAATTATATAGACAAAATACCATCATTTAACATTACCAAACAAGGAATTCGGTGTCCTTGCGGAAGTAGAAAAGATAAATCATACGATTCAACTAGTATATTTTCAGCACATATCAAAACAAAAACTCATCAGAAATGGTTGTGTAATTTGAATTTAAATAAAGCAAATTATTATATAGAAAATGAAAATTTAAAAACCACATTACAAAATCAAAAAATGGTTATAGCAAAATTAGACAAAGAATTACAAAATAAAATCATGACAATTGATTATTTAACACAACAACTTACAAATAATAATAATAATAGCAAAATGGTGAATAATTTGCTATCTTTTGATTAGTATTATTTTTTTATGGATGAAATATTTCAAGGGATACAGAATCCGGGTGGCGACAAATCGGACATCTTGTTACTAATGGGTTACTATTACAAACGCGACATATACAGAAATGCCCACATGGCGCAAATGCAATTTCGCGATTATTCGTTGTACAAATAATACAGAATTGGTCCGGCGGTTCTATAACAGAATTAATCTGTTCTACAATCGCTTGATTAACAATTGGACGAATGTAGAAGAAGCGGTGACTGTTATAAATAATATGTATAGGTGTATCGGTTATCGGTAATGCAGGAGCCTCTTCGGCCGAATAATTTGGAGATGAATTATATAACGGAACGAGTTCAAAATTTTCTATTCCCAAACCACGGATTACATCATCATGTAGAATATGATTTTTAATTTCATCAATAAATTCTGAAAGAGTCGTATTTTTACGAAATCTATATGTTCGCACGATTCCAGTGAATACAATTTTGAATTGAAATTCCAAATAGGATACCATTTTTATTAGTTTATAAGTTTATAAGTTTATTATTTTTTACTTTTTATTTGATTATATGTATTAAAGGTACTATAATTATTCTATATCTAGGCGGCTTCAATTTTTAAATAAATATAAAAATACTTTGGAGCGAGCCGAAGCCTTAAGCGTAGCAAAAGGCGCCGGTGAGCGACTGAACTCTGTAGGCGATAGCCGAAGGAGTTGCGTAGATGCTTAAAAGTAATATTATTATATTATATAAAAATGACGTTGGTAGTTGTAAGACATGGTGAATCTACATGGAACAAACAAAACCGCTTTACAGGGAATGCTGACCCAAATTTAAGTGAAGACGGCTATTTGGAGGCAGAACGTGTTGGCAAAATATTGAAAAACTATGATTTTGATGCAGTATTTTCAAGTACGTTATCAAGAGCATTTATAACAGCAGATAATATTATTCATACTCCAGAATCAAAGTGTAAAACTAAAATAATACAACAGACGGACGAATTAAATGAACGCAAATACGGCGAATTAACAGGAAAAAACAAACAACAATTAACTGCTGAATACGGTGAAGAACAAATTACAATATGGCGACGCTCATATAATGTTCCTCCCCCAGGCGGTGAAAACTTACATGATGTGCGCAACAGAGTAGGTCCGTATTTTGATGCGAACATTTTACCTTTATTGAAAGACAAAAAAAAAGTATTAGTAGTGGCACACGGAAACAGTTTGCGCGCATTGTTTGTTCATTTGGGCCTGAAAGACGAACGCTCCATAGAAACATTTGAAATTTCAACCGGGGTTCCGATTGTTATCAATATAGAAACAAAATTATTTAGATATGAAAATGCCTTCAAACTGATACCATATCAAATTATTGACAGTCGTGGCTATCCGACATTAGAAGTGAAATGTATGGATGTTGTTTATAATATATGTGTTGGAAAAGGTTCTAGTCCGAGCGGCGCATCGTGCGGTTCAAATGAAGTGTTGGAATTGCGAGACGGTGACCCGAAATTATTTCTAGGAAAATCAGTTTATATGGCCGTTTTGAATGCGTATAAATTAAACGATAAATTAATTTTGAATCATAATACGGCGACTAATTTGACCCATTGTGATAACCAATTGTTATCAATTGACCGGACAAAAAATAAATCCGATATTGGCGGAAATACGACGACGGCTATCAGCTTTTGCATGGCCGATGTTGCTGCAAGATTATCTGATATGGAAATATATGAATACATTGCGAAGCATTATCAATTTGGTTCTCCGAATTTAAAATATATGCCCACCCCATTCGTCAATATTATTAATGGTGGAAAACATAGCGTAACGGGTGAATTAAAGATTCAAGAATTTATGATTTTTACGAAACATGAAATACCCACATTTAAAAAGATTCAAATTATTTGTGAGGTATATCAGCATCTTCAAAAATTACTGGTAAATAATTATGGGTTATCTGCGAAAAGTATTGGCGACGAAGGTGGATTTTGTCCTCCGATTTACACGGCGCAGGAGGCCCTAAGTATTATTGAAGCCGCGATTAAAACGGCCAATTATATAGTGAATGAAGATGTGTTTATTGCGTTAGATTGTGCCGCCAGCGAATTTTATAATGAAGAAACGAAAAGATATGAAGTAGAACGCGGGCTTTCATTAACCAGCGACCAATTGATTGAATACTATGGGAAATTAATAAAGGACCATCCTGCGTTACGTAGTATTGAAGACGGCTTTCATGAATCGGATTATTCTGGATGGCAAAAATTTACTGCATTGTACGGCGATAAAATAATGATTGTGGGGGACGATTTATTCACCACAAATCCGGCGCTAATTAAAAAAGGGTTGGAAGAAAAATGGGCGAATTCTTTATTGCTAAAAGTGAATCAGATTGGAACCATTACAGAGGCGGTGGAAGGTGCGAAAATGATGTTGGATGCTGGTAAAAATGTAATCGTGTCGCATCGTTCTGGTGAAACAAATCATGCTTTTATTGTAGATCTAGCGATTGGTATTGGCGCAAAGTATTTGAAAATAGGGAGTCCATGTCGGGGGGAACGCGTGGCAAAATTCAATCGCCTATTGGAAATAGAGGCGTCTATTGAATAAACTTTATTTTTTAATCTGAATTATTTTATTCTTAGCATTGTCTATGTGTTTTTCTAAAATAATATTTTTTATAATCATTTTTCGGTTAAAAAATGTTAATGATTGTTGCCTTCCAAGGGTGTCCATACTATGGACGCCCTTTTCAGATATACATAGACAATATTGAGTCAAATGTTACCATTATACCTAATATGCAATTATTTTACTATCTCGCAAAAATAATTCGCGATAAAATGGTGCGCGAATTATTTGATATTTATTTGTAGCATTTTAATTTACTTCAAACAGGTCTAAAATAATAATTATTATACAGTACATTTTTATTTAATGCTTTTGTTGTAACAAAAGCAACTTTTTATAATATAGATTAGTTGTATTTTTTTGCTCTCCCGTCTTCGTGAGCAAAAAACACAATCGTTGCTTTCCCGTCCGGGAAAGCAACTTTTTATAATCTATATTGTTTTTTGCTTTAATAATTAAAACGCAATGTTTCATTTAATTATTAAATATACTTTCACCTTTGGAGCGATCCGAAGCCGAAGGTGCCGGTGAGCGACTGAACTCCATAGGCGATAGCTGAAGGAGTTCATATTTTTCTTTAATTTTTTCATTTATAATGCGCACTGATCTAAATTATATGATTATTCAATTATATAAATTTGAAGTTTGATTCAGAAGCAAACCTTAATATTTTTGCTCACCCAGACGGGTGAGCAAAACTTTATAAAAATGCAATTGTTTTTCATATTTTGTTTTTATTATTTAAGTGATATAAATAAACTTTTTCCCTCATACCTAAATAATCAGTGAATTGTTCTTTTGATAATTCGGATTCATATAATTTACAATTCCCGGTGGCTATTTTTTCTACCCATTTTTTATCAATGTCGGATGATGAATTCTGTTGAATTAACGTATTATAAATCTTAATTGTTTTCCATCCTTCTAAAATCTTCTCAAAAATAAAAAGAACTTCATATGCAGTTGCCTTACGCTTATCTGTTTTTTTCTTCTCGCGACGTTCTTGTTTTTTAATATTATGTTCTTCTTTATTGATATTGTTGTTCATAATATATAGATTATATTATTTCTTTGTATTTATTTATTAGTTTAATATAATAATTATATTTTTCAGGGGTGACCTCACAATCATAAAGTACATTTTTGTTATTTTTTATATTTCTTTTTATATTTTTTATAATATCAATTGTAATAGTATTTGGTATATTTTTTTTAATTCTTTCTTCATGTAAATAATCTAATATTTGCATTGGTTTCCAGTTTTCAATATATTTCAAAATAACAAATATTATTTCATCTGGTTGAATTTTTCGTTTTGAAATATTTATATCTTCTTTTTTTGATGTATGACGTTCTTGTTTTTCTTCATTTCTACAAACAATAATGCCAGTCTTAATTCTTGTTAATGTATGTCTTGGTAATTCCAATAATTTTTGTATTTCTATATTTTTATATCCTTCCTGAATCATTTGTCTAACTTTTATAATAATATCATCAGAAACACCATTTTTTGCATCACGAATAGAATCAGACATTTTCTTTTTATGTTCTTCTGAAAATTTTTTCCCAAAATTATGATTATTTTCACCCATCATATTTTCAGATTTTTGTTTATACACTTCTTTCATTAAAATTTGTTCGCATACTTTTTTTTTTAATTCTTTTAATTGTATCATTTTTTGATAGCCATCTTTTCCGTTTTCATTGTGATTCAATTCACTAAAATTTTCTATTTTATGTTTTTCTTCATTGCAAATACGATACATCTGTTCTTTTACAATTATATCATCTGTTTGCAAAAAGGTTTCAAATGCTAAAATTTGATTTAATTTTACAATTGTAAATGGTTTTATCAATTGAATAAATTTTAAACAATCTGACTTTTTAAAAATTTCATATTTATATTGATACACTGCTCCAATTCCAACATATTTTTGTATTTCATATAAAATTAGTGGATGATTTTTTTGCGCAATAGATATACAAACATCTGTCAGTTTTTTATCTATAAAAATGCATCCTTCGGCATCAAATAATCCGGAAATATATTCAATATTTAATCTTAATAAATTATTGATATCTATTTCGCAGGTTTTATTACAATTTACACATATAGAATATAATTCTTCCTTTTCTTCTACTTTATTTGATAGATTCGTTAATTTGTTGAAATTATATAAACATTCAAATTGTTGTTGTTTTATAATAAAAGAATTATATAAATATTGCAATAATACTTGGTATTCGTTACTTCTGATAGTTAAATTGTATTGATTTCTAATATTATATTTATGATAATAATCATTATTGTTATCCATTATATTTATAATTTTATTATTTCTATTTACAGATGATGTTATACTTCCTCCAAAATGATACCGGATTATTTGTAATATATTTGTTCTACATTGAGTTAATACAAAACCAGATTGATAACCATCAATAATTTTTCTTATAAAAATACACCCATCTCCGTCTATAAATCCAGCAATGTATGATGGATGCGGTGGTGATTTCTTATATTTGTTTAATTTTTCTTGATTATCTTGCTCAAAACTCAATGATGCGCCGTTCATTGTATATAGTAGCATATACTCTTTTCTTTTTAAGTTGTTTTTATTGGATATATATATTTTTCTAAATCATATACCATTTTATTTAATTGGTTCAATTTTTCTATTATTTATGCATTTCATATTATATTTTTTATAATATGAATATCATTGAGTTCTAATTATAGTAATGTTAATTATGTTACACTTTAATTAGAATATGCCAACCCGCCCCAGGTTAAGCATTCTTACTAGCTTTCACTAATAAGCTGGACTATTCCTTAAGTCATCATTGAAAGTTGCTAACTTTCTCAGACCCATTCCATTATAGTCTCTGAACCTTCTTCTTATGCTTGCATTGTCGCACTTAGAAGCTTGGCTGCAGATTGTCCAATCCTTTTCGTTATCACTGTGCCCTAGGTCATTACCCCGGGTATTTGCTGTATTTTCACACAACAAAGTAGTAGAAAAGGCTCTCAGGATGTTCCTGCAATTTAGAAATGTTGCCTCCATCCGACTAAATAGTCAGAAAGAGACTAGCTGGTTATATGATGCGAATTGTATAAATTCACATATTTGCTTTACACTGTTTATCCACACTAATAAGCAAATATCTAGTATGGCAGCCAACTGTTTGGGACAGGCGAGTATATTTGTCGATATACAATCTGTTCGAATCCCACTCATAATACGAAGTACGTTATAATTTGTTGCATAAACACGGACCTTGGCAGTTTTGGTTCCCTCAACGGTGGCGTTGGAGAGCACAAGCTGTAAGGTGGCGTTATCAATTCTGGAAAAATTGCACGTGCCGCTTGGTTGATGTTCTTCGGGCCTCAACGCAAAAGAATACACGTTGATTCCCTCGTCGGGGCAACGGGTGTGCGATTGGTAAGGTTGAACCCAAGAGAAGTAGGACCCTTCGCGCTCCGAGAAGCGGTCTTGGCCGTTAAGCTGGAGCTTGGCAACAACAACAGGGTTCTGTCCCCAGCAGTGCATGTCCAAAGAGGTCTCAGAGAGCACGAAAGTTCCGGCATCAGAAACAGTGGAGCCACCGTTGAAGTTGGAGGGACCAACAAGGCCACTCAAAGGAACTCCAGAGGCAGCCGCTTGCTGCTGGAGCTGCAAGTAATAGGCGTTGTAAGGGTTGGAGGAGTCAGTAATCGTGGGACTGGCAAGAGGGTTCTGCCCGCCGAATTGAGGACCAGAATAAGGGTTGGAAGGACCGTCCCAGTAACTGGTGAGGTATGACTCGGGTTGCTGCTCACTGAGGGCACCGGCATCGTTGAAGACACCTTGGCCGTTGATGTAAGCGTACTGGCCTGCAAGCTCCTGAGGACCACCGAAGGCATGGATGGCGTTGGGAAGAGCATCAATGGCATCGGTATAGTTGAAGGGCTGGGCGCCGAGGACCTTGAAGAGAACGGAGTCGCACAAGAGGGATGAGCAGTAATCAACGTTCTGATCGGGCTGGACAACCCAAATCAACTCCTTCACAGGGTGGTTAAAGTTGAGCTTGATCTTATTGGAGGAAGAACCAACAGACTCATCACCAGTGAATTGAAGCTGGGTAATCAAATACTCGTGGGGGTTCTGGGCGAAACGTCTGCGCTCATCAGTGTCCAAAAACACGTAATCAACGTACAACGAGGCAGCAACAAGAGACTGGTTATACGCGATAACGGCAGTCACAGGAGTTCCAGTCCCAGTGGAATAAGCCTGGGAACTACTCACGTTGGAGTTGTTGTTGCAGTTCAAACTGGTAACAGCCCACAAGCACTCATCAATGGGACGAATATCAAGATTAATCTTGACCTCGTGGTATTGAAGGGCAATCAAAGGAAGGGCAAGACCGGGGTTGGTGCAAAACCAGAATTGAAGGGGAACGTAGAGGGTGGTCTCAGGAAGAGCATTTCGGGGAGCGCACACTTGACGGGGAGCGATGGAGTCGCAAGGGCCATCAACATCAGCGAAAGAGGGGTCAGTGATAAAAGTAAGCTGAGTGGTGTTACCAATCATCTTAAAATATCCACGCTGTTGTTCGGTAGTCATGGTGAGCTGATTCCAGATGTGCATCCAATCACCGTATTGACGGTCAATGCGCTGGCCTCCGATCTCAACCTCAACCTGGGCGATAAGCTGTTCTCCGGGGTAGTCCAACCATCTGGCATAAACACTGGAAGTTCCACTGGCAAGAGTGGCAGTGTTTCCCATAAGCTGGTTAATCTCGGGAAGAGTAACCTGAAGGTAGGTTCTGTAGGCAAGATCGCCGTTTCGGCTGATAATGCATGTAACACGGCGACCGAAATCGGCCTGTCCGTTGAAAGTCTGTTCAATAGACTCAATTGCAAAGTTAGTGTAACGTCTGTAGGTCACCTTCCAAAAGGTGATTTGAGGATTGCCAGTAAGATAAACATCTTGAGCTCCATAGGCCACGAGTTGCATAAGTCCGCCTCCCATTTTTTTATACTATTCCTAAAGAAAATAATTTTTTGGAATTGAATTTAATTCATTTAATTATAATTAAAATTAACAATAAAAATATTGTAATTTTAATAAAAATAACATAAGTTGTTAGCTTAACAGTTTGGTCATATCTAAATTATCTTTCATAAATGAAATTAAGTAGGAATCTTGGAAAATTTCTTTTTTCCCTTCGTGGTTTTTTGTGAAAATATAAGATTCGTTTCTCTTTTTAACAGACCAACCATCATTTAAGGCATTAAATAAAAATAACATTTTTTGAAATTTAATATTGTCTATTTTACCGTTTTCGTTTTGTATATGTATTGTCTCCATTTACTAAAATACCAGAAAAGTATATCTTCTTTTTTCGCTATTCCCGATTCCCTTATTCCCTATTCCATTTTTCCCTATTCCCTTTATACATCAATATTTTTATATTCTAAAGTTAATTGTAGAGAGAGAAAATATATATTATTTCTGCAAATTACAAATTAAAAAATTTAGACTACATTAAAATATACTTTCCCTAGATGCCATCGTTTAAACCGAAATCTGTTAAAAAAATCAAGATAAATAAGAAAAACTCAACAACTTTAGACGGTAAGCATCGCGAATTTATGAATGATTTTAATAAAGATGAATTGGATAAAATCCCTAAATTAAAAGAAGAACGTTCTTCTCTCAAAAAGAGACTTCAAAAAATAGAAAATGGAGAATCAATAGAAAATAGTCCAACGATTGAGCAAATAATGGAAATGAAAGACCGGCTCATAGATGTTACAAGTGAAATCAAAAATTTAAAAGGGAGAAAGGTAGAATATTTTTTAGATAATTCTAAATATATTTTTGATTATTTTGAAAATAAAAAGAATATTTCACTAAAAACGGAGACATCTACAAATAAAAACAAGTTACTTGACTCTTTTTTTAAAATTAATTCAAATGAGTCAAATGCAAAAATCATGGAAACAAATAATAGCAGTATTTTTCAAAAGTATTTGAGTAATATTGATGAGTCGTTTCTAGATATATCTGCCTTTGTCAGAAATACTGATATATGTCAATCTTGTTACAAGGGTGAATTAATTCCGATGGATGATGAAGGCGTTCTAATATGCAATATTTGTTCTAGAAATGTACAATATTTAATTGAAAATGAAAAACCGTCTTACAAAGAGCCACCAAAAGAGGTGTGCTTTTATGCATATAAAAAAATAAATCATTTCAAGGAAATTTTGGCTCAATTTCAAGGCAAAGAAACCACGCAAATACCGGCAGAAGTAATTGAAAATTTGAAGCATCAGATTAAAAAAGAAAGAATAGATGTTCTAAAAATAACCTATTATGAAACAAAGGGATTATTGAAAAAATTAGGCTATAACAAATATTACGAACACATTAATTTTATTAAAGATAAATTAGGGCTAAAACCGCCGATGATAAGTCAAGAACTGGAAGAAACGTTGTGCAATTTTTTTATGGAGATTCAGTATCCGTATGCGAAACATTGCCCTGATTATCGCGTAAATTTTTTACATTATTATTATGTTTTGTACAAACTTTTTGAACTTCTGGGCGAAATGCATTATTTGCAGGAAATTCCCATGTTGAAAGATAGAGAGAAATTGATTGAACAGGACACAATATGGAAAAAAATTTGCGAAGAATTGGATTGGGAATTTATAGCGACTATATAATTATGTTATCACTGTATAACTCCATTTTCATTTAACCGTCTTTGTATATTTTCGGTGACTGTATTATGTCACAGAAAATACTTATTTATAGTCCGCCTGGGAATCCTACCATATTCGCACCAATACCGAAACCGGC